ATCGTGGGCACGCGGCTACCGTTCTGGGTCGGCGCATCCGAGGGGTACCAGATCAACGGCGCGAGAGTCGCTGGCCAGTTCGATTCGTGGCTGCGAGTGAACCTCGAAGGGCAAATCTGTGTCGCCCTCACCGGGGGTCGAGTCGGCTTCTACGGCACTACGCCGATAGCTAAGCCAGCGTTGACGTACTCCAGGGCAACGGAGACCGCAGCTAGCACGCAGCTACGGACTACCCTGGTCAACTTGGGTTTGGTGACCGACTCCACGGTGCCATAATGGCCAACACTCCGTCACCGCTCGCTTACTATTACCAACTACCGGCGGTCCTATCGACACCTGTTTCCACGGGTTCGGTGATCGGCACGACCACGAGCGCTGCGATCGTCACGGGTAGTCGCACCGACACAGCCGCTGTCACGGGTGCGACGACATCCACTGCCACGGTTACAGCGTCGTCGGTTGGTGGCCCCGGCACGGTCACGGGCACGACCACGTCACATGCCACCATCACGGCGACCGTTGTCACTCCGATGATTGTCTCCCAAGGTTCGTGGTATGGGCTGATATCCATCACCGATGAAGCGCGGCAGTATGCGTTGCAGGCGCGGGAGCTGGCCCTGGCGGCGTGCCCGAATGATGGGGAACCGTACCGAACGGGGCCGGATGGATCTTTGTTCTGTCCGTACGATGGCTACAAACCAGGCCCCTAAGTCGGGAGTGTGCGGCATGTGTGGTAATGTTGCGGCTATCACACGGCCAGCGCCAGAGCTGGGCCGACGACTTGAGGAGACCCAATGGCTAAGGCCAAGACCGCTACCCAGTTCGATGACGACTTCTATCAGAAGCTCGTGACTGAGGCCGTGCCAGCACCCAAGACCGGCACCCGCAACGACGTTCACGTGCCCGACGTCATCGTTGAGCAGGTCAAAAAGCACGCAGAGAACCGTCAGGCGTTCCACGTGCCCGTGAACAACGAAGAGCATTTTGAGCACGTCCGTGACCTCTACATCAGCGCGGCCTACGCCCTGGGGCATTCGGCGAACGTCAAAAAGTACCCGTCCGCTGATGACTGGCAGAACACGCGGGTGTCGATCGGCGCGAAGCGCGGACGTTCCGGCAGTAACGGGACAATCGCGGACAGTTCCGGCACCGCCGACGACGTCCAGAAAGCCGCACACTCAGTGAGTGAAAATCGCGGCTGGTAATCGTTATTGCATCTGCACGCGCAGAATGCCATGGTGTGCGAGTGACACCAGATGTACAAGAGGTTAGTCGGGTCGTTCTACACGGTAAAGACGCCGTGAAGGGCGACCCGACAACCGTAGTGGCCATGAGATTTTCTGACGGCACCTGGGGCCTGCACGTGCCCACCGAATCCCACACGGTACGCCTCCCCGCTGACGCCGTCGCCGCGCTCGCTCAAGCCCTCGATCCCGCTGGCCCCGCCGCGGTGGTCCTCGCCCTCCAAGACAACGCTGGCCGAGTCACGTTCCTGCACGCACCCGTGAGCCACGGCACCCAAACGGTGCTGCCCACGGCGATCGTAAGCGCACTCCAGACCGCGCTTGGTGCGCTGCGCAAAGCCCAACGACTCCTCGGACCGCGCTAAGCTGCACTGTGGGTTGGCCGCAGCCCACCCCCGCCCCCATCGTGTCCCCCCGACCGGTGGGGGCTCCCCTATATATATGGTCACCCTGGCTGGCTTTGCCGCACCACCAAACTCCACTCCTCGGTTTGGTGTCCTGTGCGACCGGCCCGCCGACTGGTGGCGTCTATGGCTCCCGGCGCCACCAGTCCCTCAGCTAGCATGTGTGGCGACGGCCAGCGCGTCCGCCTCTCGTGCGTCCAGGCACGGCAGCCGGAATCTACGACCGCTGGGCGCCCGAGCGGCCCCGGTCTCAAGCCAGCAGACCGGGGCCGTTAGTCTGCCCGCACCCGATTACCCACCGTGACACACGTGTGTCACACGGCCACCTGAAAGCGTGTGGTCAGGGCATGGTTGCTTACGCCACCCGGCGGCGCGCACAAAACGCCACCGACGTAGCGAACACCGCGCGCAACAACGCCCAACTCGATAGCGCTCTCGAGAGCGCGTCCCGCGAAGTCGACGGTCTCTGTGCCCGCCAGTTCCTCCCCGTGACCCGCACCCAGACTTGGGATTACCCGCTCGTGGACATGTCCCGTCCGTGGCGTTTGTGGCTCAACGACGACGAAATCGTCACCCTCACCTCGCTCACCAGCGGCACACTGACCATCGCCGCCGTCGACCGGTACCTGCGACCCGACCACGGGCCGCCGTTCAACTCCATTGAGATCCGCCGGTCCACCACCGGCACCTACCAGGCCGGCAACGACCTACAGCGCGCCATCACCGCCACCGGCATCTTCGGGTACGACCTGGTTGAGGCCGCGGCCGGCACCCTGGCCAGCTCACCCACTGCGAGTTCGGCCACGGTCACCGTGTCGGACTCCAGCATCGTCGGCGCCGGGTCACTCCTGCGAGTGGGTACCGAACGGGTGGTGTGCACCGACGCCGCGATGACCACCACGGGCGCCACCGTGGCCGCACCGGGCCTGACCGCGGCGGCCGGGAACGTGACCCTCGTGCTGTCTGGTGCGGGGCCGCTGGTCGGTGAGGTCATCCAGGTGGACAGCGAACGGATGCTGGCCGTGGACCTCACCGGGCTCAACCTGACCGTGAAGCGGGCCTGGGATGGCACCGTGCTGGCCACGCATACGGCTGGCGCGACGGTGAACGCGTTGCGGGCTCTGACGGTGACGCGTGGCGCGTTGGGCACAACAGCGGCAGCTCACAGCTCCGGTGACGCCGTGCTGAGGCACGTGTTCCCCGCGCCGCTCGTGAACCTCACCGTGGCCCTAGCGCTGGCCGAAGTGGGCCTGGAGTCCGTGGCGTACACGACACGAGCCACACGCGGCCCCACAGTGCTGACGTCCGCAACGGTGGACATCGCGGGCATCATTGACCGCGTAGTCAGCCAGTATGGCCGCAAGAACCGGATGCGTGTCGTATGACCGCGCTACTGGTCGCATCCATCATCTTCGGTGACCTCGTGCTGGCGATAGTCACCGCGATCCTGCTGATGCAGTTCCGGGGTCGGTGATGGCGACCACCACGGGGCCGATCTTTCACTGCGAACCGCAAGTCGCGCGGATGCTACAGGGCATCACCGACGACGTAGCTGGCCGTGGACTAGAGCTAGTGCAAGCAAACCTAGAAGGCAGCTTGCGGCACCCCACGGGCTACTACCAGTCGCAAGTACAGATACGGGACCACCCGGACGGCAAAGCCATCAACGATGGCGGCGTGGTCTATGGCCCGTGGCTGGAGGGAGTCGGCAGCCGCAACAAGAGCACGCGGTTCAAGGGCTATTTCTCCTATCGACGTGCCTTCCAGGCCCTCGACGGTGAAGCAACGCACATCGCGCAGCCCTCCGTTGATCAGTTCATTCGGTCGGTGAGCTAGTGGCGCCACGTGACGGGATCTGCGTCTACTGCCGCAAACCCAGGTACCGGGTATACCCACGGGACACCGTCGTGTGGTCCTGCCGGTGCCTAGCCCCACCTGTCCGTGAACGCCACATTGAGGACACCCTGCCGCTGGACCTGTTCTTACGTGGGCCGCGATGACGACACCGACACCGCTGGACCTCGTAGGCATGTTCAACGCCGTCGAAACCCACGCCCTCACGTCCGGGCTATTCGAGACAGTCACCGGGCATGAAGCCAAATCCCCACCGGGGCACGGGCTGCACTACGAAGTGTGGTCTGGTGACATCACCCCCGTGGCTTCTAGCGGCTTGGACACCACCACCGTTCGTATCGTCATCATGGGCCGCGTGAAAATAGACATGCTCCGCGAACCCCTGGACCTCATCGAGACGGACCTCCTGTATGCGGCGGAACGCCTCATGGCTGCGTACTCCGGACAGTTCCAACTTGGTCTAGGCAACGTCCGCAACATCGACCTGCTAGGGCAGCACGGTCTCCCGCTATCCGCTAGACCCGGCTACCTCAACCAGAACAATCGCATGTTCCGCGTCGCGGACATCACGATACCGATCATCGTTAACGACGTGTGGGGACAGGTGAGCTGATGGCCGCACAAACCGGCTTAGGGGACGCGTTTTACATCGGTGGGTTTGATGTGTCCGGTGACATCCAAGCACTAGGCAAGATCACGTGCAGTGGGAAGCCCATCGACGTCACCGGTATTAACAAATCCGCATTCGAGCGGATCATGGGTGAGCGTGACGGCGCTATCGACTTCACCACGTTCCACAACGCCACCGGGGTACACGCTCGACTGTCCACCCTACCAACAGCGGATGTCATCAGCACCTATGTCCGCGGCACAGCGGTCGGCACAGCAACGGCCAGCACCGTGGCCAAGCAAGCTAACTACAACCTCAAGCACGGCAAGGGCGGTGAACTGACGTTCGATGTGAGCATGCTCGGCAACGCTGACGGCGTGATCTGGGGGCAGTCACTGTCTGCCGGTATCCGCACCGATGGGGCCGCCGCTAACGGGACCGCCATTGACAGCGGTGTTGTGTCTACCGCGTTCGGCCTTGAGGTTTTCTACCATCTCCTCGCGTTCACGGGCACAAGCGTCATCATCAAGCTCCAAGACAGTGCAGATAACAGCTCATTCGCTGACCTCGCGGGTACAGCCACTAGTGCGCTCACCACCGCCGGGCAGTCCGTGTGGTTCAACATCACCGGCACCGTCCGGCGCTACGTCCGGGCCGTCACCGTAGGGACATTCAGCAACGCCCAATTCGTTGCCGCGCTCACCCGCAATGAGACAGCGGTGGTCTTCTAATGACCAGCCTATTCCGCATACCCCCGGCCATGCCCGTGGATGCGTACAAGACGTATTCCATCCGGTCGCCCATATCCACGCACTACCGGCCAGCCTCATGCGCTGAGGTTGACTGCCAAGCCCACGAACGCGGGTGGACGACCACCGTCGACACCACCACCGAACTAGGCCGCAACCAAGCCGACTACATCCGCACAACCGCAGGACGGCACTACACCGAAACCCGCACCGAAGGCGGGCTCACCGCATTCCACTTCCCCGCTGGCCAACGCTGCTTCGCCGCTGACAGCCACCGGGTGTCCCTTGAGCGGCCCGAGTTCTATCTCGTCCGTGGCGGTGACTGGCGCGGCAACCCACAAGGCGACACCCGCAAACACGCTAGGGCCGCTGACTGGGTTGAGGACTTCGGCGAACACCAGCAGAACCTAGCCGACCGACTAGCGCAGGGATAACCACATGGCCAAGACAACCGGGATCGGCTGGACAACACTCGCCATCGACGACTCAACCGGCACCGTGCAGGCCGGTATCCGCACCGACACAACCGACATCGACTTCACCACACCCCGAGTAGCCCAAGACATCACCAGCATCGACCTGTCCGCGCACGAGCGCCTCCTCCTCCTCGCTGACTTCTCCATCGTCATTAAGGGCAACTTCAACGATGCGACCGGGCAATCCCACGCTGTGCTCAAGACCGTGGGCCTCAGCGGCGTCGCGCGCACCACAACCATGGTCGTAGCCGGGGCCACCCTCGCTAACGAAGTGCTCTACACCGAATACACCGTCAACCGGGCAGCCAACGGCGCACTCATGTGGGACGCGAAAGGTGAACTAGCGGACGGCACCGTACCAACCTGGACGTAACAGATAGGAGCAGGACATGGCCAAAGCATCCGGCGTTGGATGGACAACCGCCAGCGTAGACGACAGCGCAGGCTCACCACAGGCAATCAAAAACGACATCACCGACGTAGACTTCTCCACACCCCGATCAGTGCAAGACGTGACCGGCATCGACAAGTCAGCCATGGAGCGCCTGCTTCTCCTGGCTGATTTTTCCCTCACCCTCAAAGGCGTGTTCAATACCGCAGCTAACCAGTCACACGCCGTCTTTAAGACAGTGCCGTCAACCTCGGTTGCTCGGACCGTCACACTCACCGTCAACGGCGTGACCCTGGCCAATGAGACCGTGTTCACCGACTACAAAATCAACCGCGGCAAGAACGGTGAACTACCCTGGGATGCCCCCGGCCTCCTCGCTGACGGCACCGTACCTACGTGGGCGTGAGGCGCACCTATGGGATACACACCGAAACGCAAGCGGTACAACCTCAGGTTTGAGGACCCGGACCATGAGGGTCTCAAGGTGTCCATGACAGGGCAGAACTTGGGGGAGATTCTAGATGCCGGGGTTATCGGCGGCGTCATGGCTGAAGGTGAGAAGCTAAAGCGCGAAGCGGAAGCGGCGGTGACTCACGAGCAGCAACTGGCCATCATCGAGAAGGCTAGAGCACTGAGCGAGGTCATTGACAAATTCTACCGCGACTTTGCTAGTCACCTCATCGAATGGAACGTGGAAGATCCACCCGGCACGCCCGTGCCTCCCACGTTCGAGGGCGTCAAAACACAGGAGATAGGCTTTATCTCCGACATCCTCGCGTCGTGGCGCACCGCGGTGCAAGGCGTCCGGCCGGATTTATCACAGCCATCGAGCAGTGGACAGCCTGCCCTGGAGGCATCACTACCGATGGAACCTTCATCACCAAACCCCCACAACTCGCCAGAGCTGAGTTCATCCTCAGATGCCTTGAACGGTTCTCTGGTTACACCCTAGCGACCCTATTAGCGGAAGACGCGGAGCTAGTCCAGTTACTCACCCTGGAGAGTCTAGGGAAGATCCCCGACACCGGATAGGAACATCGTGGCCAATGAGGTCGAGATTGTCGTCAAGGCGACATCTACGGGCCTCAAAGGTGAGATCAAAGCGGCGGTAGACGCTGCCGTAGCTGGACTGTCCATCGACATACCCGTCAAACCCCAAACCGGCACGCTCGTTACCGACGTCCGCACCGCGGTCACGGAAGCCACGGCCGGTGAGAACATCACCGTTCCCGTTAGCGCGGACACCACTCGACTACGCGACGAAGTGACCGCCGCCGTCACCGAAGCCGGGTCCGGTCAAGACATCACCGTGCCTGTCAAAGCGGACTCTACGGGCCTGCGTGAGGAGGTCACTGCCGCTAAGGATGCGGCCGGGGCCGGTCAGAGCATCGACGTCCCGGTCCATGTCGATGAGAACATGGCCCGCAATGAGGGTGAGCGCGCCGGGGCGGCAGCGGCGCAGGGCGTCTTAGCTCAGTTCTCCAAGCTGGACCTGGGTTCGAGCTTCGCGGCTGCAGTTTCT